GAAGGTCGTGAGAAATATGCACGTGGGGGACAAGCAATGCTTGGTTCTAAAATAAGATCTATTAGTAATAGACTAAATCAATCTCAAGACCCATCTGGTCAAACTGCTGCTCTCAAAAAAGGTGGTTATGCCAGAACTCGTAAAGCTTTTGGTGGTCAAATGCAACAACCTGCAATTCCAGCGCAATCTCAAATGAGTCCATTCGCACAACAACCAATGGCTGCACAACCAACAATGCCAATGAAAAAAGGTGGTGGAGTGCGCCGTAAACATAAATTCTTAGGTGCCTTAGCTGGTACACTTGCACCAGCAGCGATTGATTATGTTGCAAGTGGCAATATGAAACGTGACGCGCAAAAAGTTGGTAGTGACGTATCAAGAAGTGCACAAGGCTGGAAGAAAATGTTGGGTCTTAATGAAGGCGGACGCACCAAAAAGGATTTCGGTGGCACAATGAATAAAATTGGCCAAGGCGTTAAAAATATCGATGGCAATGTTGCTTCGGCAGCCAAAAATGTTGGTAACAAGATCGCTTCTGGTGCTAAAAACTTTGGTAGTAACGTTGCCAAGGGTGCTGAAGTTGTAGGTGGTCACGCCCGTAATATTGGTAACAAGATTGCCGAAGGTGCTAAAAGCTTTGGCAAATCACTTGGTTTCGATGAAGGCGGAGAAGTTCGCAAGAAACGAGGTATTGGTGGCATGATGGGCCGTAGAATGGGCATGATGCAGAAAATGAATGCAGCAGCCGCCCCACAGTCAACTCCAGTTAGTCAAAATGAAATGTTAACTACTAAACGTTGCGGTGGTAAAGCTAAAAAAAGACAGCATCATGCAATGGGTGCGGTTGGCAAAGTTCGTAAGGATGAATACTAAGATTATACTTTTTCTACATATACCCCGTTACCGTCGAGCAGTAACGGGGTTCCTTTTTTCCATTTAAAGATTAAAAAGCTTGCATTTAACCAACTTGTAATAATATAGTGATTATAGCCTTAATGTTTGCTTTATAGACATTAAGAGCTTAACCAACTTAATTCCAAATAAAAAAAATGAATGCTGAAGAATTTATAGAACGTCTTGTTAATGAACTACACAAAGAAATCGATCTTCTGAACAGTGTTAATGTTATGCGTAATGTGGGGAATATGGAATCGTTGAAGTACATTATAGGCAAACATGATGGGCTCTCAGTAGTTTTGGAGAATATCGAAAAATATTTGAAGAAACTCCAAGAAGTCGAAATTGATGATAAGAAATAAATAGGGAGAAATGCATGGAACAAGAAGAAGAATACGAACCTCTTACTGTAGATATTGATGGTAAGACGTTTGACTTAGGATATGTCAATACATATGCCTATATTACAGTATGGACATTCGTCCCATCTGCCAAAACATCAGGAGGTATTATCATACCAGAAATGATGCGAGAAAAATCAGATATAAGATTAGGAAAGGTCGTAGCAATTGGTGAGAATTGTTTTCTTAGAGAACAGGGTTTTAGAAGGCCTATGTGTCGTTTAGGAGATTGGGTTTTATATCGTCGTTATGAGAATCAAACATATATCGTGGGTGCCAGAGATGAAAATGGTCGTCCTGATTTTCATTTATTTGGTAATTTCCTATGCGATATGATTGTACAGAATTTCGGGCCCAATCCTGACTTTGAACTAATACAAACACAATCAAGAACTGAGAGGTAAAATGTCCAAAGAACCAATAGACGCTATGAAAGATGTATTGTCTGAAATAGAAATTGAAGCAGCTGATGAAAATAGGGAAATAGCGGATAATCAACTAAATTCCGAAGTAGAAAATAAAAGACCTCAAGAAACCATCTCTGATGATGAAAGAGATGAGAGAGAGATTGAAAAACGCAAAGAGAAGCATATGCGTCATAGGGGAGAGGTTGTTAGAGCTCGTCAAGAAAAAGAGCAAATGGCTCAAATGTTGGCTCGTAAAGACCAAGAAATTGCATATCTTAATCAAGAATTAAGACGCAACTCCTCGCAACAAATTGCTGATAAAGAACATAAATTAGTTCTTGAATCTGAATATGCAAAAGCAGCTCTAGTACAAGCTCGCGAAGATGGAGATACCGACAAAGAAGCAGATGCAATTCGTATACTTGGACGTATAGCGGCGCAAGAAGCGAAACTCGAGACGCAAGTTGCAGATAATCAAAGAGAGGTAGCTCCAGTATATGATTACCAACCTCAATATCAAGAACCTATTTTAGATGCGGAATCTGAAGAAAAAAGATCGGCAGCAGAAGAATGGGTATCAGAAAATGACTGGTTTGATGAAGACTCTAGAAATTTTGATCCAGAACTTAGAGCTGAGGCGCTTGATATAGATGGTAAATTCTCTAAATCTCTACGTCTACAAGGAGATGGTAATTTGGTTGGAACGCGAGAATATTACAATCAACTATCAGAGATTATGAAGAAGAGATACTTTGGTTCGAATGATGCTAAAGGGACTGATTCAGTAAGAAGTGAGCCAAAAAGAAGCGGACATGTTGCCCCAGTTACACAAGGAGCAAGTTCATTTGTACCTAGTCTTAAAAGAAGTTCTAATGGCAAACCTATTGTGTCTCTGCCCCAAGAAGCGCGTGATTTCATTGCTAAATTAGATATTGGCCGTGGTTTAACTGAGCAACAGAAAATGGCTAAATATTCAGAAGCATTTTATAAACTAAATAGAGGTTAATATGAATAAAACAATTACATCAAATCAAATTAAAAATAATACTCTAACTATGGATGTAGCTAAAAAAACATTCAAATTTATGCGTGGTGGTATTGGGGCATATATAAATGTCGAAAATATTCCAGAAGGCTATGTCTATGCCTTACTAAATCTTAAGAAAAATGGGGAATATGATAATGGTCTCATTAATAGAGCCTACCGTCAAGGCTGGAGTGAAGTGCCAGCTGATCAACACCCAGAACTTGTAGCAGTTGGTAAATCAAAAATATTAGTGAATTCGGATAAGAATATTATAGAAGATGGCGATCTAATATTAATGAAACGTCCAGAAGAAGTGGAAAAAGAAGATAGAGACTTCTATCAAGATCTAGCTCTACGTAATCAAGACATAGTAAATTTTGCCACTGGTGCAGGTGTACAGTTCAATGTAGATAAGCATACAGGTAAGATGGTTAAGAGAAATGCTCACTCTTTTGGTGACTAGAAGTTTAATATATTAAGAATACTGTAAATAACAGTTGACATCGATCTCGGTAGGGTTAATAATTACGTTATATAACTTCTCATCCTACCGAAGATAGATGTAAAAAGTCCGTCCTCTTCCTAGTTGATGACTCTTTTTGGAGTATTGCTTGGTGGAGCGTATCGTTTCAAGTTCGTCCCTTCATTAATAGCGGCTCAATAGAAATAGCAGTTGGTAGCTATAACTATTTACATGCCAACATTTTAACAATCATTTTTTTAACTTTTACGGAGATGCTTATGGCTTACGGCAATGGCAATACACCGTGGGGTCTGCGAGCATGGGGTTCACTCTCTGCTGCTCCTTTCAACGCGAGTTTCTTTCAAATCTTTCCAATAGCAAGTCAATATAATGCTGCAGTTGGTGGTACAAATCCTAATGCGTTAGCTAATGGCATATTTTCTGGTGATCCAGTTTGTATGGGTGCTGATGGTACTATTAAATTAGCACAAGCATCAGTAGAGCCTGCAATTGCTACCCTTGGTACTAACAGTGCTATTATGGGTGTGTTTGTTGGATGTACTTATATTGATCCTAATACATCAGACACGAGATATGGTGCATGGATAAATGGTACAGTCGTTAAAGTTGGTACTGTAGCACGTGCAATGGTTCTTGTAGATCCGAATGTTATTTATGACATTCAATCGAATAATGCTGGTGGAGTTCCTGCAACTTCTGAATTTGATAATGCTAACTGGGCTTATGGCGCAGGTAATGCTCAGATTAATCAATCTGGCGTAACCTTGGGCAATCAATTTGCTGGAAGTATAGTTAATTCAAATAACTATCCATTGAAAATTTGGAACTATGTTCAGGCTGGTGCTCAAGTTTCTACCTCACCATATTCACAATATGTAAATAGCGGTTGGTCTATAGCATATAACAATCTTCTAGTTTCAATCAACACTCATGCACTGCGTGCAGGGACTGTTGGTGGAACTGGTGCATAATTTAGTAAGGAGAATATACCATGGCACAAACAGCAATTAATACAGCGGCGATACGTGACCTCCTACGTCCCGGATTAGCGGCAGTCTTCTCAGATTCAGATTTATACGGTCATGAATATGCAGACATCTTCACTAGTCATAAATCTGATAAAGCAGAGGAATGGGAAGTAGAGATGAAACTACTTGGAGCTGCTGAAATTAAACCTGAAGGTACCCCAATCTCGGTATCTGATATGCAGGAAATGTTCAAGACGGTTTACCGGAATCAAACCACGGCTTTAAGTTTTATCATCACCGATGAGGCCTGTCAGGACAATTTGTATAAAGACCAATTCCCTAGGGCTAGCCGAGCTTTGAAGGATTCTATGCTTGAAGCAAAAAACATTCAAGCTGGTAACGTTATGAATTTCGGATTTAGTGCTTTGAATCCACTTGGTGATGGTCAACCTTTGTTTTCTTTAACTCATCCAATTATTGGTGGAACTGTTGCAAATACATTTGCCATCGGCGTGGCGCTAAGTGAAACAGCTTTGGAAGATGCCAATATAGGTATAGCTCAATTCTTATCAGCAGCTGGAAGAAAGATCGCAAGACATGCTACTCAAGTAGTTGTTGGTCCAAATCTTGAATACACAGCCGAAAGAATCCTTGGTTCTAAATACAGAACTGGAACAGCTAACAATGATATCAATGCAATCTATGCAACTAATCGCATTCCAAAAGGCGTGGTGATTAATCACTTTATTACTAGCCCAACGTTCTGGATGGTGCAGACTAATGAAACTGATGGATTCAAATTGTATCAACGTCAAGAATTAAAAACTGACATTGTAACAGATGATGATACCAATAACCTAAAATGCAAAGCTTGGGAAAGATACTCATTAGGGTGTTCGAACTTCCGTGCTGCTTTTGGTTCAGCTGGCGCATAAATTATTATAGAGGAGCAGGCTATGTCTGTTGGCAGTGGAAATTATCCACCTTTAGGAACGCATGATTCTGATGGCTTCCGTAGTGGTAGCATCTTTACCAATGGTTATGAGGTGGGTTCTAATAATGGTGTATTGAATAGTGGTAGGTTTACTTGGAGTTGTAGACCCTCGAATAATGTTGGTTCATTTAGTTCGATTACCATTCCAACGGCTGTTCCACCATTAGCTTCTGGATATTTAACATTGAATTCGGGCGGATTGGCTAATGTAACTAGGGCGTTCACGGTCAATAATACTCAAACAGTAGGCTTTATAGATGTTCCTTTTGGTAGATATCCAACTGTATATTTTTCAGCAGCTACTTTAGTAGATGCAACAGTGACGGTATGGGGATTTGATTACGGAGGATATCCAGTAACAAGCACAGCAAGTGCTGGTGCTGGGGCTTTCCAAATCAATCTACTAAAAGCATTTGCCTATGTCAGTGCTGTTTATTTAAGCTTTACAGGTGTGTTGGGAGTAAATGTGTATACAGGTTTCCAAAATACTTCAGCAATAGGTATGCCTTATTATTTCTATGACATAGGTTTGGTTAGTGCTTATTATAATGGACTGCCAGTTACTTCAGGGATTCAGGTGGGGTCTACGACTAATCCAAGTACAGCATCTTCATCAGATCCAAGAGGAAGCATCTCAGTTACGTCAATTGGTACTGCAATATTAGAAGTGGATATGTTTGTCTTCGGCGCACAGCCACAATCAATCATCGATAAACAAGTTACAGATTTTAATTTTCCGGTTGGATTTAGGAATGCCTTTACTTCTAAGTACGGCGTTGCTCAATACAGCCAACCATTACAATAGGAGATACAATGAGTATTGGAAATAGTAATTATCCTTCACTTGGGACACACACTTCTGATGGTTTTAGATCTGGATCAATATTATCTGGTACTAATGTTATTAGCACATCTTCAATTGAAGCAAATGGCGTTATAAATACTCCATGCGGCTATGAAATTGGCGGTGCTAATGGCGTCATGAGTACTCCTAGGTATACTTATACTATTAAACCACTACCTGCATCTTCTAGTGCTTTATTTGCAATTGCAGCTATACCAGCTTCAGGATATCTCAGTTTGGTTGCTAATCTCACTTATGTAACTCCAATAAGAGATGCCACTGGAACAACATTGTATAAATTAGATGTGCCAAGAAATATTGCCTTTAATTTCTCAGCTGCGCCAGTAGTTACGATTACAATTTGGGGATATGATTATGGTGGGTATCCAATTACTGAACAAATTACTACAGGCATTGCAACATCATATTTTACTGTCAATGCTTTCATGTCTGTAAGGGCAATATTCTTCTCAGCTGGAACTGGTCCAATCACTGTAAGTGTTGGAACGGGTAATGGCTTTGGTTTGCCGTATTACATTTTCGATACAGGATGTGTTGATGCTTATTTTGCTGGAGCACAGATTTCCAATGCCGTTCCAAATACTATAATCGTGGGTAATAGCTCTGATTTTCCAGCCTTAATAACGACTACTGATGCTCGTGGATTAATAAATGTAACTCCAAATGGATTGCAATTTTTAACGGTCAATATGTTTGTCTTCGGCGCACAATCAAGCGCACAAATAGCCTATCAAGCAAATTATTTCGGTTTGGTTCCAGTTTCAGGATCACCTTTAACATCAGTTTTTGCAAATCCATTTAGAGCTAGATATGGGATCACACCATATTCAATGCCACTTATATAGGTAGGAGATTTTATGACTTTAGGAAATGGCCCAATACTTGGAAATGGAAATTATCCTTCACTTGGTACTCATTCAGCGGATGGATTCAGATCGGGTAATATAGCCACGGAATCTCAAATGATGCTAGGTGGGGTAATCACATCAAATGTCGAGCCAAATAGCTACGATCATGGTGCTAATGGCGTTATCAATAGCACTAGATATACATATATTATTAGACCGCGTGCTGAAGTATTTAATGTTCTAACTGCTGGAACGCCATCATTGGCATCAGCTGGTTATCTGCCGCTCTCACCAACTGCAGGATATGGTACATATGTAACTTTAAATGGTGTTCAGGTCATAAGATTAGATGTACCAAGATGTGTTGTGTTTGCTTTTAGTGCGCCTATACCAGCTCTGGGTGAAATTACTATAACTGTTTTTGGTTATGATTATGGAGGGTATCCAATCGTAGAGCAGATCAATGCGATAGTTGGAAGTAATACATTCTCTTCACTGAATGCCTTTGCTTATATTAGAGCTGCTTATTTCTCAGCTGGCACTGGTGCGTTGACGGTCACCATGGGCGTTAGAAATATATTCGGGATACCATTCTATTTTTATGATGCAGGTTGTTTAAATGTTTATTATGGAGGGCTACCAGTAACTACTGCTACCAATGCAATGGTACCGGGCAATACAACCTACCCTGCAACTAACTCCACTGGCGATGCAAGAGGAACTGTTTATGCAATAGCAAATAACAGTAATTATCTCATGGTCAATATGTTTGTATTCGGTGCTCAGGCAAATGAAGCCATATACAACCAAGCAAATTCACTTCAATTGGCTCCGATGATTGCTAATCCTATTGTTGGAGGATCACCAGCAACGATATCATTGTTTAGTAATCCATTTACCGCTCGTTATGGAATTACGCCATATAGCCAACCATTAATATAGAGGTAATATGAGTAGACAAGTAGCTATAAAATATCTGGCCTCAACAACAACTTCCATAGGGCCACTACAACCATTAATGGAGGGGACTTTCACCAACCTGAATCCACAATATTTATATTTTGTGAATGGCAATAAGACCTTTGAAAATGTCGGTTTAGCACGATTAATGACATTAACAAGCGCACAGAATCTAGCTGGTTTATCATTCACCATTACTGGAACTAATGTTATCGGTGAATTAGTCTATGAAACGATTGCTGGTCCTAATGCTAATAGTGTCTGGTCGTCAAATCAATATAACACAATTACCTCAATTAGCTGGGTTGGAGTATGTGTTGCAGGAAGTTCTATTAGTATTGGTACTGGTGATGGTGCTACTGGAGAATCTGCTAACTTCAAAATGCAAATTCTAGACATTAATAGATCACGCTTCCAATTTGCAGCAACTGTCAAATTAGGGGCTGGGGTTTATAGTTATAGCATGATTGCAACTCTCGATAATCTAGTCGGAGGAACTGCTGGTGCAAATATCTTTGATTTGGTTACTAAGACGCCTGCTCTTACTGCCTACACCACGTCACAATATTTTGGATTCCCAAGCAGCATGACTGTTGCAGGTCCGCCAATTGTTTCAATAGGCGGAGAAGGAGCCTCTCTGATATCTGCATTCTGGTTAACAGCCGCAACTATCCCATCTGGTGGAACAATCAATTTAACTTATGCGCAAGCAGGGGAGTAATTATGCGTAGGGAAAGAAGACATGGAGAGGAAGATTCAAGAATGCTACGCGCCAAAGGTGGTCATGCACATGATAGATACAATGATCATGACGATGAGCGTTTTGATGAAGACGATATTAAAGAGTTAAAAGAAAAACTCAAACATAAGAAACGCATGCATAACTCTGAAGGTGGAGAAAACTGGATAGCAGGAGCTATTAAACATCCAGGCGCTCTACACGAAGCATTGGGTGTGTCAGAGGGTAAGAACATTCCTGCAAAGAAACTTAGCAAAGCTATGCGCAGTGAGGATCCAACTCTTAGAAAGGAAGCAAATTTAGCAAAAACATTGAAGTCTTTCCATCACAGAAGGCCTTAGATTTTTGGAGTAATATAGGTGGCAACTACAACTTACAATTTCAGTAATATGCCTGTTGCCGACATGGTCATAGATGCCTATGAACGGTGTGGGATAGCTGGGTCTTTGTTAACTGGACAACATATTCAATCTGCCAGACGCTCTATAAATCTTATGTTCTCAGAATGGGCTAATAAAGGTCTGAATCTTTGGACTGTTACGCAAAATATGTTCACTATTATTCCTGGTCAGGCCAATTATCCATTGCCATTCAATCTTGTGGATATAGTGGATAATGAGATTAAGGTAGCTAATACTATTAGGCAGTTAGGTGGAACGGCTTTTGCTTATGCGGGAAGTCCTCCAGTTGCTAATGGTAATGCAACTAATGCATTTGATGGCAATCCAACAACGGCTTGCATTCAAACTCTTCCTAATGGAAATATTGGATATGATTACGGTGCTCTCGCCTCTTATCCTATTAAATATGTTGGAATTCAATCCAACATTACGACCACCTATACCTTGGTATTTGAGTATTCTTTTGATAATTCTACTTGGTATAGTCCTTATAATAGTCAATTACAACCTAGTCTTAATATAATAAACCCTGTAACACAGAGTTTTACAGCAGGACAGATCAATTGGTATGTTATGCCAGATGCTGTAACTGCTCGTTATTGGAGGATTAGGGAAACAGGAGGTTCTACTTTAAATGTACAAGAAATTTACTTTGATTTGCCTACTAATAACTCTCATATTATCATGCGATTGTCACGTGAGGAATACATCTCAACACCTAACTTACAAATCCAATCAAGCGTTTCAAGCTTCCAAGTAAACAGAACTTTACCACCGACCGTTTCGCTATATCCAACACCAGATGCGAGTTTTCAATATGTCATCTATAACGCGATTCAGTACATAAAAGATGTTAGTGCGTTACAAGACAATTACTTTGTTCCTCAGAGATTCTTAGAGGCCACTATTGCTGGTCTTGCTTACAAGATTTCAGTCAAATTTGCAGCTGACAAAGCAGAGTTCCTTAAAGCAGCTTCCGATGAATCATTTGCATTCGCTGCTGCTGAAGATGTGGAAAGAGTGCCGCTTAGATTCATCCCTGATTATTTTGGTGGAGGCAACTAATGCAAGCTGGGATACATGGAAGATATACAAGATTTGATCGCAATAAACCTCGCGCTAGAGCTATTGATGACCAATCAGGTGCAATGGTCATGCATGATGATTTGGTACGACAAATGGAGTATGGAGGCAGTGGACTTTATTGGACGGGTTTTTGGGTATACAGGGATTTCGCAGATAAGCCTAATCCTCAAAATCTAGCCCCAAGGATTTCTAATGATCCTAAACCTATACCACATCCACGACCGGGAACTTAATTTAAAGGAGACTAAAAAATGGGAAATGCATCAGATACATCAGAATATGTATTAGTAAATAATGACGCGACTCTACCTAATAGTAGAAAACTTACTACTGCACCAGGATTACAACTAAATGATACAGGCGCTGGTGGTGAATTAGAAATTGGATTGAATTCCAATTTAGGAGCTTTGCAATCATTACCGTTCAACGGGATTGTCGTTAAGACGGCAGACGGTGCACTGGCAACAAGAACGTTATTAACTGCGGTTGGTCTTGAGATAGTCAACCCATCTGGTGTTGGTGGGGATCCAGTATTAAACGTTCTGCCAGATACAAACTTACAAAGAGTAAACGTTCTTAATTCTGGAGTCTCACAAGCTACCAGAGCCTATCTGAATTTCATTCCAGGTGCTGGAATGGGCATTACCATTGCTGATAATGGACCAGCCAATAGAATAGACCTGACATTTACATCAGAAGTTGGTGCAGATGATATGGCAACTTATCTATTACAAATTCCTAATGCTGGCCTTCCGAATGCGCAAGCTATGAGCACCTTGGCAACGGGAATTGTCAAGAATACTACAATTACTGGTGTGCAATCAATTGCTATAGCTGATGTTGATTATCAATCTGCTAATCAAAATCTAATAGATATATCAGCAGTTAATCCAGCAGCTGATGGACAATTATTTGTAACTGACGGGGGGGGAGTAGTTTCATTGCCAGTCGGAGCTAATGGAACTTATTTATCGGTGTTAGCAGGTCATCCGGCATGGCAACCTATTCCAGGCGCTACAGATTATGTAGCCCAAGGTGTAGATGTAACAGCAACACCAGATGTGTCGTATCTAACCACAGGAGTGGGAGTTGTAACCATCACTCTTCCTGCTGTTATGGCACAGGGAAAAATAATTAAAATAGCGGGATTTGGAGCTGGAGGTTGGGTACTTGCTCAACAAATTGGGCAACAGATCTTCTTCGGAGATCAACAGACGGCGGTCGGAGTGGGAGGTAGCTTAGCATCTACGAACCAGTTTGATTGTGTTGATGTGGTATGCGGGACTAATAACCTCGAATTCACTGTCGTCAATTCACAAGGAAATTTAACAATCGTCTAATTTATTTTAAAGGAGATAAACATGGCAACTAATAATAGTATTAATACCCCTCTCATAATTCCTGTAACCCGTGGTGGTTCTGGGGTTGCAGCAATTACAGCAAATAGCTTTATCTATGGTGCTGGGACTGCTGCAGTTGTTGAACTTGCTGCTGGTGCTGGTGATCTAGTTATCGGTACCGCTGGTGCGCCAACAGTAGTAAATCTTGCTGATAATGAAGTAGTAATTGGTGGCGGTACTTCTGCTCCAACATCTATTGCTCTTACCGATGGTCAACTCGTAATGGGTGCTACAGGCGCTGCTCCCGCTGCTGGTAACATCGTAGGTGGTGTCGGTATTACAGTAACTAATGGCGTAAATAGCATCTCTATTTCTGCTGATGCTTCTGAAAACTGGACTGATGTAACAGGCACATCACAAGCTATGGCTGTGAACAGTAGCTATACAGCAAATAATGCTTCTCTAGTAACACTGACACTGCCTGCAGTAGCTGCTTATGGTGTTCTTTTTGAAGTTGCATACAAAGGTGCTGGTGGTTGGTTAATTGCTCAGAATGCTAGTCAAAGCATCCGCTTTGGTAGTTCTGTGACAACATCTGGTGTTGGTGGAAGCTTAGCGTCTTCTGCTGCTGGTGATGTAGTGAGAATTCTTTGCACAACTGCAAACACTGGTTTCGAAGTACTAAGCGCTCAAGGTAACTTGACCGTAGTTTAATCTATCTCGACCATATTGTTGATATCAACAATATGGTTGAAAAGGGGGAGCGTAGTTCGTTTCCCCCTATTTTAAAAATGAATGAGGGTAAAATGTCTACAAATAATGCAATAAACAGTTCAGTATCTGGTAGTGGTCTGCCCGCATTCACATACTGTACAATACCAACTAATACACCAGCTCTTCTAATTCTAACAACGGCTTCCGGTTATATTGAGTCTGATGTGTTGGGAGCATATCTAACCAGTCTTATTGATCTTTCTCAGACTCTAGATGCTAATGCTACATTGGTGTTTTCTCTAAAAATTATATTTGATCTAGCAGCAATTCCTGCAGTAAATGAAACTGTTTCAGTCTCTATTGGAACCGATCAAATAGGAGCTGCCGCGTTTGCTCCAACTCCTGAGTTAATCTCTGTGCCTCTTGCAATGGTTACACCATCGGTGACTAGTGTTGACATACCAGTACTAATTTCTGATATCGCAGATGCGGCTAATACAAAGATCAGATTCACTTTCTTAAATAATGCTACTTCTTCGTTAGCACTGCTGTCAGTAACAAGTTTTGTAAGTGTTATGTACCTACCTACAGGATATAGCGTATAGGTATCATGACCACACATAACGCAATAAATAGCTGTCTGCCGATGTCGATTGGAAGTTATTTTACCTTTCCAGCAACAACTCTGGCTGAAATTACTATAGCGAAGGGAGAAAATTATACATTCTTATCCGATGAAGTTAATAGTTGGCTAATGAATGTTTTACGTGGCACTGATAAACATACTCCATACAATAGTGATACATTATTGCTTATGTCATTTAATCTTTATTTCGATACCAATACTCCATCTAAGATAGAGCAGTTAGTTAATATTCGGATTGGTACTGACTATGTAACGCCGATTGACTCGAATCCATCTACGAATATTTCATTTATAGATAGCGTGAAGACATGTGCTATTCAGGTGAATGTGCCTGTTTCCGTTCAGAGCATTATAAATAAAGCAAATACCAAATTTTCCATAAAGATAACCAATAATACGACTGCCAATGTTGGGATAGCTATTGTAAATCAAGTTGCATTTACCAGCTACCTACCTAATGGCTTCTGTTTACAGGAGTAAGCGATGGCCTTTGTTCTTACATATGATGGTTTAGTACAGCTTGTTAAAGATTATCTTGAACGTAATGATGCTAATTTGGTTAATAATATACCCAATTTCGTTCTAATAGCTCAAAGACGCATTGGTAATGATCTAAAAAGCCTGCTTAATGATGTTTCATTTACTGGTTTTATGGTTACTGGTTCTCCCTATATTGCTAAACCAAATCAATGGCTAAATACTGTTTCGTTTAATATGGGCATAAATGCTACGCCAAGTGCAACTGGGTTTACTACATTTACACCAATCACACTTGCTTCATATGAATTCTGTACTGCTTATTGGTCTGATGCTGCTCAAAATGCACAACCTAAATATTATGCAGAAGTAGACTATCAGTTTTGGTATATCTCACCGACACCAGATCAAGATTATCCTTTTGAAATAATATTAGCGCAATTTCCAACAGCCCTTGATTCTGCGAATGGATCTAATCTTATTACACAATTTGCGCCTCACCTGCTTGAGTATGCAACTCTGCGTGAGGCAATGATTTTTATTAAAGATGACGAACGTATACAGTTTTTTGAAACTGCATATCAAACAGCATTAGCTGGTATGCTACAAGACGATAAAAAACGCTTGGCTGATAGATTTTACAACAGGGAGGCTGATTAATGTCTATATTTATTCCTTCAGGAACAATATTACAACCAACCAATACAAGTTATAGAGCAATTGCTCTGACTAATACAATATCGCCATATCAACTTTATTGGCCAGTGAATTTCTTTAATACTCCAGATGTTACGGCTGCTATCTTAAATGTTACTTCAACTCCTGCTGCTGGAAATATCATTATAATGCCGGACGCAACTAATGTGTCACCTGGTCAATTAGTAACCTTTAACAATGTAGGAAGTTTTGCTTTTGCTGTAAAGGATAATGCAGGTGGTCTTATAATACCTTCGGCTGCACCTGGCACAGTATATAATATATATCTGACGGATACTTCTACTCCTGCGGGGATTTGGTCTGTTATATTGGCCAATACAGGTGGTGGTGGAGGCGGAGCTCCTACAGACGCGCCCTATATAGTTAAGACTCCCGTACCTGCATTAATTAATAGTCAGCCTTTATCTACTGTCCCCCTTAGTGGCGCGAATTTACTCAAATCAGATGTTACTGGCACAATTAGCCGCGCTATAGTTAATGTTGATTATAATGCCTATAGCATTTATCTACAACAAATTGCGGGTCTTAGTAGTACAGGTGGTAATTTAATACAGGGTGGCCCAGGCGGCTGGGATACTTTATCTATTGGTGCAAGTGGCTATGTTTTGACATCTAACGGTACATCATGCCTTTGGGCCCCTCCTAGTGGCGGTGCAATTAATATCATCAATCCAAATATCATTATAGGCGGTGATTTTGATATAAATCCCTGGCAACGAATTGGTGCTGGTGGGTCAGCTTCTGTAGGAAATGTAATAGAAACTTATGTTGCTGACAGGTTTGTTTGGAGATTCTCTACCAATCCCGGCTCTAATGTTTTACAAAATAATATTGGTAATGTGCCTCCTTTTTCTCTTACTGGCACTAATGTTGAAACAACTATGCATTATGATTCTAATGTCGCAACCTTACCAGCTGCAGCCGATAGTTATTTGCTTTGCTATCGAGTAGAGGGATTTGATTATGTGGCTTATGCCAATGAGCCTTTAACATTATCTTTTGCGATATTTACATCAAAAGTTGGAACTTATTGCGTGTCCTTTAGCAATTCTGGGCAAGATCGTTATTATATGACAGAGGTAGTAATTGCAACTCCTAATACATGGAATTATATCACTATTAATATGCCTGCACCGCCAACAACAGGTACTTGGAATTATACTGATGGAATAGGTCTAGATATTCGTATTTGTCTTGATGCTGGCGCTAATTTTGTTGGTACAGCAGGAGCCTGGAATACAGGGAACGCCTATTGCACAACTAATCAAGTACATGCCTTAAATGGTATATTTGTTGTGGAACTAACGCTGTTCAAACTTGAACTTGGGGTGCAAAGAACAAAATTTGTTAATCGACCAGTGGCTCAAGAATGGGAAAATTGCCAACGTTATTATTGCAAATCCTACGATATGGACATCGTACCTGGTACTAATACAGGGTATGGTACGATTATTTCAAATACAGTGGGGCCTGACGTAATTGCAAATGGCGGTAGTTGGCTACTTGGACAGCATATAACATTCCCAGTTGTAATGCGCAATTCTACATTTAATCTTAGCGGTACTGTATATAGCCAAACTGGTGCAATCAACAATTGGCTCTTTACTCCTATTGGAGGCGTTGCTGCTAATGTTGCATCCACTGCGATAGTTCACTCAACAAGAGGGATGTTCATAGCTAACAATACGGGAGCGCCATATGGCCTAAGTCTAGGAACTGCCTACGGTCATTATACAGCTGATGCTGAACTTTATAGGCCATAGAGGTGAGATATGGTCGATCATTACAACCTCAAATTAGATATACCAGCAGGAATCCAGCGTGATGGTACGCAGTTTGATTCAGAATATTGCGTGGATGGAGATTGGGTGAGATGGTATCGTAATCGTCCTAAAAAGATGGGTGGTTATAAATATATTCTAAGCCTTGGCAACATTGTAACTAATATGTATGTTGTCCCGCTGCAAAATCAGGTGGCAGTATATATGGGAACATTCAATAATCTCTATGTACAAAATGTCAGTCTAGATGGGTTAACTGTCAGCGCATTAAAGAATATCACGCCATCTTTATTTGTTGGCAATGTTAACAATAACTGGACATTTGATACGCTTTCCGCACAAATCAAGAATTCTGCAGGAATTCTTGTTACTTCAACATTTCTGATAGCACATGTAGCACAGAATTATAATGATCTGACTAATAATTATGATGGTCCGGTTTATTATTATGATATCAATACTACCATTGCATCGCCAGTAGTAGCCCAAGTATTGCCAGGAGCAGGAAATTGGTCTGGTGGTATAGTGGCTGTTCCTCCTTATTTATTTGCGTTTGGGGATTTTGGTCAAATAGCCTGGTCTAAAGTATTTGATGGCACAGCATGGTCCACTGCGCAGATTGCTGGGAACAAAATGCTATGTGCTAAACGTGTGAGGGGTGGGGGGGCTCCAGCTGCTCTATTCTGGTCAGTTACATCGCTTGTACAAGCTACCTTTTCTGGAGGTGCTGGCAGTCCAGATGCATTTTCATTCGATACAAAACATGATGATATTTCGATTCTATCAAAAGACTCAGTCATTGAATATAATGGTATCTATTACTGGCCAGGAACTAATCAGTTCTTCATGTATAATGGTGTGGTTAATACTATGCCAAATGTCACTAATGCTAATTGGTTTTATGATAATCTAAATATCAGTGCCAGAACTAAATTATTTGGCATTAGTAATGGTCGTTATAAAGAATTATGGTGGCATGCACCTATGTTCGGATCAACTATAAATAATCACGCTATTATATTTAATACAGACGAAGCAACTGCCTGGTATGATGCAGCCATTAGTCGTTCTTGTGGATTCAAAGCACAGATATTTCCTAAACCAATGCTGTTTGATTATGAACAAAATGTCGTGCCAGGAAGTTATGCCTTATGGCAACATGAATATGGTTATGATCGTGACTTTAACGGCGTCTTATCTGCTATACCGTCCTTTTATGAGACTAAGATTTATATGTTAGCTAGTATGGGGGGGCCTGATGATAGACAACTGCGAATTAGAAGAATGGAACCTGATTTTACTCAAGTTGGACCTATAGAATTCGTAATAAAATATAGGGCCTTTCCAGATTCACTTCCAGCATATTCTGATACTTATGTTTTTACAGATTCAACCAAAAAAGTAGATACTTTCGTTCAAGGTAGACAGGTTAGCTTTGTTTTTGGAGTTGTTGCGCTAGGAGCATATTATGAACAGGGAGATATCAATATAAATTATGTTATTGGCGATGCAACACCTCAATCGGGGGAATTAGATGTCTAATGCACCTTTATTGCCCTCACATAATATGACATTTACCCAGTGGTGGAGTCAGTTAAATAGCGACTTAATTGGAAAAGCAATCACAAGCGTTGTTATCGATGAATCCAAATGGATGGATCTAGTTAATCAACTTACTCAAAATAATCAATTAGGTGTTATTCCTAATGCTAGTGAGGAATTTTATCCAGGTCCAGATGGATGGAGAAAATGGGCGATGGTTTTTATATCAAATTTACCATCGTAGGTTGCTTAGGCTTGCTAATTAACCAATTTGTAGTATATATTAAATAATAAATGAAGGTGGCCTTATGTTTCAATTAGACATTTTACAGCATCAAACAAAGAAAGCCTCAGGCAAGCCTCGTAAGCGCAGTATGGTTTTAGCTCATTTTAGCCCTAAAGAGCTCGAAGATATGGATCATGTTCAAGGGGGAGTAGTCAAAGATGAACATGGTATAAAACAATATAAGAATCTTTGGGATCATCTTCTACATCATCCAGTTATTCAAGAGAATTTTAAAGCACATGCCAGAGAAACTAAAGCATCTGGCGGGTCGGCTGATATTATGCAGAGACTTAGACGTCATGGTAGACATGGTGATAGCGAAATAGCCTCTATACCATCTGCAATGGCTGATATGTTAGATTCCGTATATGGCAAAAGTCGCAACCCACAAGATGGTAAACATGAATATTTTAGTGCATCAAGTATTGGTGATTTCTTAAAAGGTGCCATAGCAAATGTTCCTTTTGAGGGGATGAAAGATTTTGGTAAACACGCAGCAAAAACAGGATCAAAAGCCTTTAATTATATGATGAGACCAGGAGCTATTAGAGTTGATCCTGGAGTTCCTGCTGCTCCTGCTGCTCCTGCTGCTCCACTTGGTATGTTGGCTCAGATGGGTAGAGCAGCTGGTTCCAGTACGGGAAAGGCTTTAGGTAGTTTAATTGGAGGAGGTTTGCTTACTTATGGAGGAGGCAAATTAGGCCAACATATTGGTAATAAATATGGTGGAAAATATGGAGATATTGGGGGTGCTCTAGGAGCTGCTGCTGGTATGGGAGCTGGGGCTTGGGCAGGTAAAGAATTAGGTGCAAAAGTTGGTGGTCATTATGGGTCAAAGATAGGTGGGAATGTTGGGGAGCGTATGGGTAGTATGGCTGGTGCTGCACCGGCCGCTGTTGGTAGGGCTGCAAGAGCTGGCGCTCAAGCCGTATCCAATCTTCCAGGGCATGTAGCTGAATCAGCTTCTACTGCATATAGAGGACTTCCAGAACCAGTGCGCAATATTGCTGGTGGAATAGCAGCAGAAGTACCCCGTATGGGATCAGCTGCACTTGATGTGCTGAATGCGCCAGCGAATGCTTTTGCCGCCTTACATGGCCCAGCATTATCGCAAGATGAATATACATACCGTATGTTCCCACAACTTAGACCACAACCACAAAGACATCCGATAATCGATGATGTTGAATAATTAAGGAGAACTCGCATGCTAAATTTAGAACATTTAAACCGTAGACAACTTCACAGCCATGGAGGCGGCGTACATCATAAGGAACGTCATGATGGTAATTCTTATGTTCCAGTACATATGAGCCATGAAGAGGTGCAAGCTTTAGAAGATATTGATGGTGGACCAAGACATGATAAAGCTGGTATTCGAGAATTCAAATTAGATGTTCTCAAGAATCCTCATATACAGGAAAAGTTCTTACATCATCATCATATGCATGTAGCGATGGGTGGACATGTTGGTGTGCCTCATCATGTTCAAGCAAATAGAATGAATGGACGCTTTGGTGACACTGAAATGGTCAAAATACCTAAACATGTAGCGCATTTATTTGATCGAGCTATTGGCGGTCCATGTAGAAACCCTATAGATGGTAAACATGAGTATTTTTTAGGTGCTTTAGCTGGTTTAGCTGGTAATTTATTTAGAGCAGCAGCGCCTGCAATTGGAGGAGCCTTACGAGGTGCAGCTAGTACTGCAGCACGCGTTCTCCCATCTATGGCAAGAACCGCGGGAAGTGCGCTTGCATCAGGAGCTAGAACAGCCGGTAGCGCACTTGCTCGTGGAGCAGGATCAGCAGCAAGTGGTTTAGCTGGAGCTGGAAGAGCAGCAGCTAGTGGACTTGGTAGAGCAGCATCAGCCGCAGCACCGTATGCACGTCAAGCAGCTGGTGCCGTTGGAAGCGGACTTAAAGCGGTTGCTAAGCCTGTGATAGAAACTGCTGCATCTGTTGGATTGCCGCTTTATATGCATAAAAAACAAATGGATTCCCAAGAAGCTATGCAACGTGAGCAGATGCAACAACAGCAAGCTGTCCAAGGACTAGACACTATGCATGATTTTGGCGGCCAACGTGGAGAATATTCATCTGCTGAAGATATTCCTGTTGCACCCGGGTATCAAGGCGCACAACCACCGAGAGCTCCACAAATGACTGGTCTTACAGGTATGGGTAAGCGTGTTGTTCCCTATCAAGAAGAGCAATTCTATGATGCAAGACCATATGAGGGGCAATAATCATGGCTATGGACTTATCAGTTTTAGAAGACGTTCCTGAAGATGTGGAAAAACATATTCCAATGATGGTTGCTCATTTTAGTCATGATGAGTTAAATGATCTAGACAAGATGCAAGGTGGCGTTTCTATTGATGAGGCTACTGGGCTTAGAGAATATAGCAAATTATGGGACATAGTAAAACAGCCAAAGATGAAATCTATGTTTAAGAAGATAGCTCATGTTGAAAAAACACAAAAAGAACCTGAAAAATCTGCATTTAAAGGCTTAGAGAAGATATATCCCTCCTCGAAACAAGAGTTCCAACCAAATCCAGCTGATGATATTCCAGAAGTAGCAGCGGTAGAGGCAGCTGGAACGGAGGGTGATGATGAATTGGCTTTGATGCCTGTGCCATTCTTAGATTTCCTTGATTCACTTAGAGGAAAACCAGCCACAAATAGAACAACTGGCTTGCCTCAATATGGATTCTTCAAGAGTTTATTTAGAGTTGGTGCCAGTATTGTTGGTGCAATGTTTGGCGGCCCAGTTGGAGGTGCTATTGCAGGCGGATTGTCTCATAAGGTAACTGGCGGCAAATTCGGCAGAGGTGCCCTTCTTGGTGGAATTGGCGGGCCTATGGCTCTTTATGGTGCTGGTCAGCTTGGTGGTATGTTTCCGAGTCTTGCAGGTACAGTTGGTTCAGGAGCTAGTAGTTTATTTGGTCCAACAATTGGAGGGCATATAGGAAATATATTTAATCCAGTGGGAGGTGGTGTTTCTGGAATGCTTGGAGGTATGCTTGGAGGTGGCGCAGGTACTGTGGGACCACAAGCTGCTGTAGGTGCTTCACAGATTGCATCAGCAGCGGCTCCCGCGGCGGCAGGTGCCGCTTCAGCTACTGCAGCACCATCGTTTTTCTCAAAATTAATGGAACCTGGCAATTTATTGCCATTAGCTACTATAGGTGGATTGATGTACAAGGGCGAGAAGAAAGCCCAGCAAGATATGGGTGATGCAATTCGCAGACATCAAGAGGCTAATGCTGCATTACAAACAGGAAGTGGCATGAATATGAAATTGGGCAATGTTAAGTCGTTTCCAACTATTTATAATCCTGATTTTAGAACTGCTAAAGAAAAACGTGGGCCGATGGGTAGTATCGAACATGAGTATTTTAAACCTCCGCCAGCCGATTATTATATGCAATATGCCAAGGGTGGTAAGGCCTCTGTGCCATCTGATCGTGGATTGGCCAAAATGAAAGAGTTGCCGGCTAATGATCACTCTCATGCGATAGAGGGTCCTGGACGTGGCCAGGAAGACCGAATACCGTTCCAACTTAAAGATGGAGATTATATTATTGATGCATCTAGTGTTGCTGATCTTGGGGACGGTTCTTCAAAGGCCGGATATGACACTATTAATGAAATGGTACATAAGCTTAAATCTAAATTTAGAGAGCCTAAAGTATCATATTCAAGAGGTGGAAAAATACAGGATTTAAGTAAAAGTAAGAATATTCCAGCTGCTCTATCTGATGGTGAGTACAAAATAGATCGTAAGATCGTAACAATAATAGGTAATGGCTCTAATGATATTGGGGCAGATATTTTAGATGCTGCTCGTAAAAACCTACGTGCGCATAAAAACAGTAATGGAAATGGATTACCACCAAAAGCTAAGCATATATTTGAGTATTTTCCGAAACAATTTAAGTTAAAAGTAGGTTGATATGGCTACATTAAGTGCACTAGAGAAAGAGCTTAAGGCGCGTGAGAAGAGGTTAGCTGATATTGAACGAAAAATTGAGAGGGCAATAGCTCGTGCTGCTCAGGACATCACGACTGACAATGACAGAAATAATTTTTACGAAGATCCTTTGAAGTGGTTTAATAGTGCTCTAACCGATTCCAATGCCAACAAAAAAAATTGGCCATCTGTCTTAGCGTATGGAAGAATACTTAAGGAGCGAGAGGCACTCTTACAGGGTACTAAAGATGAAAAAAACCCTTTCGCTGCGTTATCTATTGAGAATCTCGAGAAGCAAGCTGAATTAGATCAAGCGCAACGAGAAGCGCGAACTTCTGCGACCGATCTTAGGTTGCAGGAAGCAGCTGCCAGATTAGATCAGCGTATTGCCGAGATGGAAAGAATGCGTCAGGATAAGGCAGCTCCACAAACAGGTGCTGGGGCTCCCCAGTCAGCTCAGCAGCCTCCAGAAGGTGCAGCGCAGCCCCAAGAAGAGATACCGAGACCTCAACCAAAAATAGGTCAACAAGCTGCGTTTAAGAAGGGTGATCATGTTTATTTAAGCAATGGCAAGGCAATCCCTGCTGACTATGATTCACTGATGCAAGCTTATGATCAGGGCGAGAATATTCCCTATGGCATTCTCGAAGAAGCTGCTTATGAAAAGCAGGATCAGGAATCCGATATTGCTAATTTTCAAAGAGAAGCCGCAGCTTTTGCAAGAAAACAAGAAGAAGGCACTAAAGGAGCTCGTCTCGAATCATATAATAAACTAGACCAAGCTGGCAAAGATGAATTTGCAGCTAGTGAGGCTGCTCGTAAGAATCCTAAATTTGCTACATTGCCACCAGATGCCCAAGCAAGAGAAGTTCTAAGGGAAAAATCTAATCTTCAAAACGAAGACCTAGAGGCTAAAAATGCTGCCCTACACCAAACATCTGCGGAGACACAGGCTAAAGAAACTACACGTGTTGAAGATGCGCTGAGAAAAGCCTCTTCACAAACAGGAACTGACTCAACATTCACTCAAACTCCCTTATGGTACGGTGGGCCTGAAGGTGTTTTGATGGATGTTATACGTAAAGGAAAGGCTTTATCTGAGAAGCCATATGAGGCGTTCAAGGGTCAAAGAACAGCTGAGCTTACACCATTACAAGAAATAGCTGCAAAAGAAGCCTATAATATAGCTGGTAATCCCGATCTTAAGGGGTTATTTGCATCTGCATCTGAAAATCTCAAAGGGGCAACGGAAACTAAATTACCAGAAGTAGTATCTGGATATGCGAATCCTTATAAAGCAGAGGTTATGGATGCTTTGCAACGTCGTATGACCGAGCATTACAAAAAAGATATATTACCTGGGATTGAAGCTGGGTACATTCAGAGAGGAGCTTGGGATAGCTCTGGTAGGGCTGATGCTGTTAAAAGAGCAACAGAAGAGCATATGCGTGGAGTAACCGAGGCTCTATCAGAAGTTGGACATAGAGGGTATGAATCATCAATGCAACATGCTGCTCAGGATCTACAACGTCAGTTGACTGGTGCTGCTGAGCTACAGAATCTTAAAGGCACTGAGGCTAAAAATCGCATGGAGAATGTTGCGCTACTTGACACAATTGGTGCGCGTAAACGGGCAATTGATCAAGAAAAGAAAAATGCTGAATATGCTGATTATATTACTCAAAAAGAACATCCCTACAAACAGGCTTCGAAATATTCTGAGATTATCAGAGGATTACAGCCAAATACTGCTGTTTATCAAAATACTTTGCAGCAACCCGGTCCTAATTTATACCAGCAGGGTGCTGGAGCGGTTCTCTCGGGGTGGGGTCTGATGAATCAGATGCCTAAAGCTGCTGGTGGAAGGGTGAAATTAGCTGATGGTGGGATGGCGGGAATGCTTCCTGAGGAACAAGATTATCAGAACAGACTTGCTATGGCAGCCAATCAGTTAGACAAAGGCTCTCCTCATCCATTTTGGAATGCTATTACTAATATGGGATCTGCTATGACCCAGAGTAAGAATCCTAGGCCACTCGGTGCATTATTTGAATCGACACCTGCAGCTGTAACTGGATTTAAAGAGGCACAAGCCCAAGATGAAGCAAGACGTGACCAAGCGCTTAATTTAAGAAAATTGATTGCAGAATCAAGAAGAGTGCAGGAGGATAGGGTTTACAAACGCAAGCTTGAGCGTGAGGAAATGGATTGGAAAAAGTTTAGAGCCAGAACAGATGCGTCTAAAGGTGCATCTTCTTATCTAACTCCTGGAGAGCGATCTGCCAATATCAAAATATTAAAAGAAGTCTCTAATCAAAGAGTGGCTGCTCGATCTCTTGATAATCTATACAAGCAACTTGATGAGAGTTTTGATAAATTTGATAATAAATATGGCAAAAGCACATGGAAAAAACCTGGAGATATTGCATCAAAAATAGCTAGGAAATTTGGGGCAGAGAATGTCATATATGGAAAGGCTTTGGCTGAATCAGATAGAATAAAAGCTCTAAAATCTGAAATATTAAAAGCTGAGTTAGCTAAACTTCCTGCATCAGCTGCTGGTGATGTGCATATGCAACAAAGAATTCTCGAAGGCATTCCTGATATTACTCTTAATCCAGAAGCTAGAAAGGAAATGATTCTAGGCAAAAGATCAGAGAATAAATTGATTGAGTTAAGATCATCCTTTCTAAATACGTGGTCTAAACTTAACGGAAGAGATCTAGCGCAGGCAGAAGAGGCGTTTGACCAATTCAGGGGCACTATTCATCCTGACGATAACAAGTCTGATATTGAGAGAGAAATGCATAGATTTATCTCTGATGTCAGTGGCAATAGTGTATCGAACCAGGAATATATGGACCTGCCAGAGTATAATTCTTTAAGTGAAATACCGGATGAACTATTAGATCAAGTGGGATAGCATGTTAGTTACGCGCGAACAATTACTTGCTGAAAAGGCAAGAAGACAGAAAATGTCAATTCCTCCTTCTTCTCCTAAGGAGCCAGAAATAACTCCAAAGAAATCTTCGGCTCTTGATACTGCAGGACATGCTGCACTTGGTGGATTGCATGGAGTCAGTTATGGAGCTTATCCAAAGGCTGTAGGAGCTGCTGGTGCGGCTATTTATAGCATGTTAGGTGATAAAAACATTCCTAAAGAATTACGTAATTTAACTTGGGAACAGAGACAGGATTTAATACGTGATATGTCACGTAAGGCAGATATTGAAGCTTCAGAAAGATCTCCTCTTGCTTATGGTGCTGCTAATATTGCTGGATCATTAGCTGCTCCTACACCTCTCAAAGGAATAGGGCTTGCTGGTGCGCTTAAAAAGGGGGCTGCGTATGGAGCTGCTTATGGAGCTGGCACTACTGACACTGGATTGAGTGATACCGCTACAAGTGCAGGTATGGGCGCATTAACTGGTGCTCCTCTTGGAGCTGCGGGTCATTATCTTTCTTCAGCTATTTCTCCTCTTGCTAAAAGACTTCCTAAGACCTTGCGTGATTTGGTTGCTAAAAATCGCCAGAAACCCAATCAAGAAGCTTTAGATATTTTGGCCCTTGCTGAGAAAGAAGGAATACCTCTTTCTGAAGCGCAAGTGACCAAAGATTTTGGCAAAGCATGGCAAGAAGAGGAGGCTAGACTTGGTAAGCGCGGAATTGCAGAGCAGATAAGATCTAAGAATCTTGCAAATATTCAGAAAGAGAAATTGGCAGAATATATGACCAATATCGAATCCCAAGTAGGTGGGAGATTTACTGAAAAAGGAGCGCATGCCAGGGAAGGGCTATCAAAAATAACCGATGCGGCATTGGAAGAGAAGAAAGCAATAAAAGAAGCGTATGATATAGCCAAATTGAATATATCATCAGTGAGCAGAGATGACGTAAAAGTTCTACCTAGAGCAATTAGACAGAATCTTGAGGATGAGGTGATTCACTCTCCTATCGCTCAACAAAAAGTGAAATTCTTAAACGATATGATTAAGAAAAGTGAAGATCTCCCCCTAAATCGCATGGAGATGTGGCGCAAAGGTGTTAATCGTAGCCTAAGAGAAGTTCCACGTGGAGGGGAAGATGAGGCCGGCCTAACTTTGGTGAAGAGAGAATATGATAAGTGGCTGGATGAAGTGATACAAAAATCACTTAATAACGGTGATGAAGCGGCATTAGAGCAATTCAAGAAAGCTAGATCACTAAGGGCAGAATTTGGTAAGAAATATTCTGCTAGTCATTCTAATGAATTTGGCAAGAAATTTGTGGCAGAAATGATAGACATAACTGAGAAAGCGCCATCAACTCTAACTAACGAAAATGTTGTAAATAGGGCTTTTGGAGCTAGCAAACTGGGATTCGACAAGGGAGCTGCTAACGTAGTGATGGAAATTGAGAAATTATCACCAGAAGCTGGACAGCAATTTAAGTTAGAGGCCACAAGAAAGATTCTTGCTCCTTTATTCGAAGGAGAGGCTGTGAGATATTCTAATAATCTCAAAGATCTTTTAAAGAACCAACCAGCATTGATGAGAAGTATTTTTACCACAGATCAAATTACCCAATTAAAAGATGCTGGAAGACTTGGGATGTCTATACATGTTCCTCCTAAGTCAAGGATAAATCCTTCAGGGTCGGCACATGGCTTAATAGCTAAGAGTTGGGGAAAGATCATGGATCTGCCAGTAATAAAACACGCTTGGGAGGTGGTACGTCCTACAGCTATAGAATCTAGTCCAGATATACTTAGAAAGAAGATTTTGTCTACTCCCCTCGTAGAACAGAAAACACCTTTAGTACCCAGAGCGTTATCACAAATAGGTACTACGACGATTATGGATTCAATGATAGATAATAAAGAACGTTTATCCCAGGAACGGTCTAGGGTTTCTAAAAAAAGAGGTGGCAATGTCAATGCCATTGTGATGACAAAAAGACAATCTTTGCTGGATACTTTAAGAAAAATTAGAGGTGAACAATGATTGTACTATTAAGTTCATTACTAGGATTTTTGAGCTCATCAGTGCCATCTATATTAAAGATCTTCCAAGATAGACAAGATAAGGCTCACGAGATTGCAGTTATGCAACTACAAATGCAAGCACAGAGAGAGCTTGGCGTCCAAAAACTTCAAGAAATACAAATGCAAACCGAGGCAGCTGAGATGATCTCGTTGCATAATAGCGAGAAACAGACTGGAACTTGGATAGATGTGCTAAATGCCTCAGTAAGGCCAGTAATAGCCTATATGTTTTTCTTCAGTTATGTGGCTACCAGAATATTTTTATATCAATATCTTGAGGATTCAGGAGTGTCATTTGACCTACTCGTAGAAACGCTGTGGGATGATCAAGATATGTCAATTCTGGCCGGGATATTATCATTTTATTATGGCTCAAGGGTTTTTGAAAAGAAATGAGACCCATTCCATCTCAAGCAATCGACCTAATTAAACAATTTGAAGGGTGTAAACTAAAGGCTTACAGGTGTCCTGCAAATGTTCTGACTATTGGTTATGGTGATACTGAGAATGTCACTGAGGGCATGACAATTACAATGGAGGAAGCGCAGTCGCGTTTAGAGCGTCAAATAACGCGATTTGCCATTAAAGTGATACAACTTACCAAAGTCCCTCTAAATGATGCTCAATTCGCTTCCCTGATCGATTTTGTATATAATTTAGGTGCAGGGGCATATCAAAGATCAACCTTGCGTGCAAAACTTAATAGGGGTGACTATTGTCACGTAGCGGAGGAGTTTGTTAAATATTGCAAGGCTGGTGGAAAGATTTTGAAGGGATTGCTTAGGAGAAGGCTTG